TATTTTTAGTCTATTTTGCTATTTTGTCGAAATCGATACCCCTTGAAAATGCCTATTTTATAGGGGTTTTATGAACTTGAAAAAATTAGACTTATTGACTGACGATAAGGTTGGTCACAAATCAAATCTGCATATTTTACCAAAGTTGCAGTATAAGTTGGATATCCAGCATTTTGATGTAAAATGTTACCATTTTCACCTTCAATCCATTCCCAATCACACAATTGATGCAAAGTAAACTTTGAACTATCAAGCATATATAATGCTCCATCTTCTACAAATCTATCAGCCACTACCGGAATACCATTAAATGATATTGCCTTGTATCCGCCAGCCAAGTTCATAACATCAATGTTACGACGATAGCAAGACAAATATTGCATATACGCGCGTCTTACACCAGCGCCACAAGTAATAATATCAATATTACTGCCTGAGTTTTCGGTTAAATAGTCAACCGCAGCTTGCAACAACTCATCGCTAATTTCGGTTTCCCTTGCATGAGTATATGGTGTTAACCAACCGTTTTGAGCACGGTTTAGACCATACAAAGTTTCGCTGTTTCCAAAAATAGCACCAAGGCCTGTGATTTCATAACCCTTACTACCTTGAACATAAGCAACACCTCCTTGAGCGTCACCAATAACACCTTCAACAGTGATTGTTTTGTTGGTTCTATCCACGCTTAACACGCGCAAATTGTTACTCTTTTTCTCGTCGCCAACATAAATATCAATTGTCATACCTTCAGCAAAATTGCGCACATTGTCCATGGTGATTACTTGCCCACTAATTGAACTAACTGTCGCCAAAGCACCAGTACCATCGCCGTAAAGCATACGACCAAGGTTAAACTTGCTTGCAGTAAGCAGTCCTTCCATTTCAGCGTTTAACAAATCTACAAACGCACCCGCGCTTGATTGACTTGCACGAATTGCTTTGTCGCTAATAGAAATTTGACCATAAAGGTTTTTAAGAGTGGTTTTAAATTGAGCATAACGGTTACCTCTTGCAGTTGGCAACGCGCCAGTTTCGTCACCAGCACCCACACCACCATTTAAGCCAACAGGTGCCATTTTAATAATATTTTTACCATACACATCTGTGCTTGATTGTTTGATTTTTGCAAGCAATGGATTTGCATTGGTGTTTAGTTGATTGCACACAGCGTTAAGATATGCATCTTTTAACGCACTTTCAGCAGTTGTTAAATTAATCATAATAATTCTCCTTGTTTTTTAATTTTGTTAATTAAAATTATCAAATAATTTATTTTTAATAATAATTATTATTTTTTAGTATTTATTTTTTATTTTTCTAATAATTATTTTATATTTTAAATTTGTTTGATGATATTTTTTGCCAATTTGCCAGCCTCTTGAATTGTGGCAGGAATGTTTGGCGGAGCAATGGGAATTGAGCTGCTAATATTGGACACCACCCTAACAGGTGAAGTGCTTGTCAAGTTTGCTAAATAATCACGAATAATGTTGTCCCTAATTGCTTGATTAGAATAAATGTAATTGTTTAAAAATGCTTCATCTTGCATATAATCGCTAGCGGTTTTATATGTTTGTTGCAAATTTTTAATCAATTCATTTTGCACAATCTCGCGATAATCTTCACACTCAACATCTTTAATCGATTGTTTGATTTGTTGTGAAAATTGTTGGGCAATATCGTAATTTTGTTCCAACTCTTTAATTGCTTTGTTGATTTTTTCTTCTCGAGTAAACTCAGTTTTAGAGTTTTCCAACTCGCTTAATCTTTGGCTTTTCTTAGTAAATTCGGTTTGCAAAGAATTGTACGCCTTAAGCAAACTTTCCGCATCCTTAAATTTACCATAATTTACGGAGCCTTTATCAGTTATTTGCGAAACAGACTTTTCAGCATTTTGATTAACCTCAGCAGTGATATTTTCAGCACTAGCATTATGTAGGTTCTCACTAGCCTCCTCCGTTTGCAAAGTTTGATTTATAGGTTGTTCCATATTATTCATAATTTTCTCCTTTTTTACTTTTGATTTTGTAGTCTTTTGTGTTGTTCAATATGATTTAATATTCTTGATTTTACTTGCTCATAATTTTTGCAATCCTTAATGCCTGCGCCTAAAATATATGATATATGTTCTTCAATATGTATTTCATGGTCATCAATAGGTAGCAATTCAGCATCACTTGTTCGCATTTCAATATTTTCTTCTTGCGCACGATTGATTTGAAGGGCATTAATGTCGGTGGAATGTTCCCATGTGCCAAAGCCTAACAAATCTAAGCATTTAGAGCGCATGCTTTGTGAAAACTGACCATCTCTGTCGTACAAAATTCCAGATTTTAACAATTCTAATAGCATTGTGCGCTTTGTGCCCACACTTTCGCCAATAGCAGTAGAAGTGTCAAACACAACATCATCACTACGAATAGAATTTTTGTCCCAATAATACATCTCAACCTCGCCCATTTCGCCCGCAATTTTGATAAGGCGTGGCATCATAGCAAATTGACGATATAACCTTAAAATATGTTTTGCCAAAGTTTTCAAGGCCTGTTTGGCGCTATCGATTGCACTAATCACTCGACTATCGTCTTGTTCAATTAATAGTTGCAATGCTGTTCCAGATAAGTTGGTATAGTTTTCGCTATTATCCATAAGGTCGCTTACGCCAGCAAGGTTTTTAAACTCATCCATAAGTCGTTCTTCTTCTGCCTTAAAGTCGGCATTTATATCTGGTGTATTCATAATAGTTGGTGCTTGTCCGCCTTGGCGATATACCAACACTTTGCCTGGCGATAATCCGTCTTGTTCAAGCGCATCAGTGTCCACACTGCCATCTTCAACGGTTAATACACCCATTGATATACGATTAAAATATTCATGCTTGCGGTTACGAATTGCGTTGTAAGCGCGTTGGATTGGCACAAGTCTTTCGATAATGCTTACGCCATAAAAGCATCCTGGCATGTAACTTGATGTTTGCTTAATAAATGGTAAAACGCGCTCACCATTATCACCATTTAGATATGGCAAGTCGCCATCAAACAGCAACTTGTCACCCGCCACAATTGTAAGCCTTCCGTTAGGGTTTGATTTGTTTGGTTTGGTATATTTTTCAATTAACACACAATGATTGTCTAATGAAATATTAGTAACCTTGTTAATATGCGCATCATAACCAAGCCCACCACTGCTACCAAATCCACTGTCTAGGCTAAACGAATGCACTTGCTCGGGCAACACATCTACTCCATATACATTTTTAATGGTATCAATACTTACCGCCTTGGCATGAATAATGCTTCCCATATCGGCAACATTTTCACACGATAAATTGTCGGGCAGTATTTCAAAAGGCGAGCACACACTTATTTCCACATCGCCTTCCTTGATTGCATTTTTGTCATCAGTAGCAATCACCATCCCCGCTTCGCTATTCCATGTAATTTTATAAAAAGCCGTTCCGCAAATTTCACACCATGTACTTGCATATTTAGAAAGTGCAGGCAAGTCCAGTTTGTTTGAAACTGCCTTAAAAATTTCTTTTGATAGTTTTGCACTCTTAATATCTGCCAAATCCATAGACGATGGCAACACATCAATATTAGGGTTTAATCTTGTAATTTTTGATATACGCGCTTCAATCATTGGCGCAATATGATTAAACACTTCTTTTTCTTGCCAAAAATATTGTTTGTCATAATCTTGAATATTGCTGTTAGTTGCAATATAACTGTATTGATTGCCTACATAAAAGTTAATATTTAGTTGCCATTGCGCTTCCAAATTTCTTCGTGCTTCACGCCTTGTTAAATAATCTTTTCGTACACTTTCTACAATTTCTTGTGCGCTTAATTTTCGTTTACTCATCTTTACTCCTTTTTTTATAAATTGGTGTTGGGCTTTTTGGTGTAAGCACACTTCCCAACATCGAATATAATTGTTTTAAGCAACTTTCACACAAATAAAAATTGCCATCAAACACAAATTTTTTGTTAACAATAGTGTAAACCGAGTGGTTATTGCATCCACTTACACTACATTTCACTTTTACTTTGGTTTGCTCGATATTCATCGTTTTCTCCTTTCTTTAATAATTTTAATAGCCTTTGTTTTTCTTTTTCAAGGTCCGCATCACTCCAACTTTCAAAGTTAGTTACAGAAGTTTCTTTATTAAACAACATTTTCAATATATCGGTGTTGGGTGGAACAAGTTTTTTGCTTATCTTTTGCTTGCTTAATTGTTTGTCGCCATTGCTATCTATCACATATTCATTCACCACTTCCTTCAAACAAAACCCTTTAACCAATTTTTTTATCGCCTTAAAGGTTTCTTCATCTAGTTCTTCTAAGTTCATCTATGTCTTAACCGCCTAATTAGCATTTCTTTTTGCTTTTGAATAGGTGAAAGTTCTGCCTTTGGTGGATTGTTTTGTGGCAAGGTCATAATGTAATATCTTAATTCGTCAAGCGCGTGGTCATCAGTCTTTACTGGCGCATCACTATTTCCCCAATGATACGCTTTTAGTTCGCGTATAAGGTTGGTGCAAGTTTTAAAAATATACAGCCGTGTTTTGCCGTTCGCATCCTTTAGATACGACTTTACGCGCTGTATACCTGAAAACATATCTTTATTCACCCTTGGGTCTACCGATATCCCAAAATCATAAAATAACTGTGTAACACTTTTACTGCTTGCTAGTGTTGTTTGATTTGCCGCACTATCAATAATTGCTTCTATCATTCCATTAAACCCCCTATGCCAATTAAGTTGATTTGATATGCGCTTAATTTGTTCGCTGTGATATCCAATATCCTTTTCTGCCTCAAAATGCTCCGCCACCACATAAATATTTCCATCATAGTCCACTGCATACCAGTGCGCACTAAGTGGGTTTTTAAGTCCCGGGTCAATACTAATTTTGTCCTGCCACTCAAGCGGAATATCAAACGGCTCAATCACATGCACACTTTCATCAAATTCGGTATACACCCGCCCGCCAAAATCTTGAAATTCGCCAAACTGACGACTTCTAAGTTCCTCTGCCGACATGCTGGCGCGCATACTAGCCTTTGCTTGTTCACTTATGTATGGATTGTCGTCCCAGCTCATAAATATATGCCAAATGTTTTTGTCGTTATATTTGTTTAGATATATTTCGTCATACACATAAGTCAAACCCTTTAGTGGCGTCATTGTGGCAAATATTTCGCCATTTGTATCCAACACACGCATCTTGCATTCAATATAAATATCTTGTGGCGGTTCTTCATCAAACCACACATAATCAAGGCTTGTGCCTTGAAACTTTTCACGGCCTTGGTCACAACTTTTAAAGCCTATTTTTGACACTGTTCCAAACACATTTTTAATCAAAATATAGTCTATCACGCCACCGCTTGGGTTGTCTTTTCTTCCGCTTAGCATATTAACATCTACAATCCAATCTGGGTTTAGGTAGTTTAGTATTTTTGCCTGAGCCACATCACGCTGTACCTGAGTTGACAAGGAAACCACCCAACCACTAGTTGCCTTGCTTAACTTTTTGTACGGATGATTTCCCCTTGCATAATACACTACTTCTACCGCACCGCATTCAGTTTTACCGCTACGGTTTCCGCCAAACACCCATCTATTTTT